GTCTTTTACGCCATAGCCTGTCCCTTCAAAAAACAATCCATCAGATTTTGCTATTCTTTCATGTATATCAAGTTGTAAGGAAGATAATGCTTGTTCGGCAGCAGCTAGAGATACTTTACTATCTGGTTTACCCATCTCGTCAATTAACGCTGGGGGTAATAGTTCACCCCTTGCTCTACTGTACGCTGATAAGAAATCTTCTTTATTCCGGGTTTTTAATTGATCAATACTTTCCGTATTTATAACACTTGCTGGTATGGATGATGCAACTATTCTTTCTAGTACATTATCAACTTCGATAACAGATTGGGATTGTAAGGAAGCAGTACCACCCCACATTTGTTCTGTAGCTTTATCCGTTATATTAAGTTTATTATAAATACCTGTTTCTGTAGATTTAGAAAATCTAGGGTATTTTTCCATCATATTAGTAACATTATTTGCATGGTAATCTACAGCCCTTAACCTAGCTGGCTGTTCTTTCCCCCTTCCCAGTATATTACCGTCTGAATCAGCAACAAATGTCTGCCCACCATACTTTACATCTTTAGTTTGCATTACCTGAATGTTGCGTAATACATCATTCACTAAACCCCTGTTACTGGGGTTTGCTGATATCTCTGTTTTACCAAACTCATTTTTTATACCAGCCCTAATAGCCTTATTCTTACCACTAACTCTGGCATCATACAACTGATTATTTAATTTGCTATATAACCTTTCATACTCTGCTTTTTTACCTGATTTTATAATCATAGGTACTAGGCTAACTAGAGGCTTAAAGGCACCTTCAACTGCTTGGGCAAGAGGAGAATCGCCCCTAGCCTTATAACCTCCGCCTACTCCACCAGTACGACTTACAGTTTTAGCACTTGTGCTAAAGTCTATATTACCTGTTAACCTGTCAGTTTTAACTGCCATAGTATATTATTCCTTTAAATAGGTTTGCCCTTTTTATCGAAGGTTCCTTTTGAAGAGGTCCACCCACCCGGTTCACTGCTGGAGAATGGATTATAATTCTCTTCAATCATAATACCACCTGCTAATGATAGTGTTGATCCAGCGGCACTTGTTAGTATAGTGCCTAGTCCTGTATCGGCTGGGGTAGCTTGCAGTTGTGCTTGTTCTAATGTTATATCATCAATGCTACCAGCAAGTGAGGCTGATTCTTCCAGTTGTTTAGTGGCAGAACCGAACTCTGTCTCTAGCCGTTTGAATGGATCACGTATCGCTTCAGCAGAGAATCCTCTATTATACATTAAATTAGCAACTGTAGCCTTTCTCGCCCTAGTCGCTTTTTCAAGTTGTCTTTGTTTGGATAGTTTTTCCATATCACGTTGTTTAGCTTTATATTCTGCTTCTTTTGCCAACAACCCTCTCATCTCTTCAGCTTTTTCTTCTTCTGCTTTAGCTGCTACATAGGTACTATAGGCCGAAACACCGATTCCTATTACTGCTGTTATAGCTCCTAGCCAATTAAACATACTATAGACCCCTTAATCTGGCTTGCCGTGGAATTGCTGTACCCATCCAACTAGATGATAATCTTTATCATTATCATTGTGGAATTGGACTTGGAATACATGCCCCCGGCCTCGCACCCTATGTTTATAATACACATGATCGTATCCATCATCGCCGCCACCAGCTAAGGATTTAGTATACCTAGTACCATGATATACTTGACGCATAGGGTCACGTTTATAGACCTCTACTCCAGCAGAGTTAGTAACTTTATTATTTGAAGAATCTACAACATCTTTCCAGAATCCAGTATGCCCCGGTGCATCATTATCAACAGCAAAGTCCCATGCAGATCCCATATAACAACCACCGGGAGTAAGGTCAATACCATTAGCATCAAGAATACCACTCTCTGCTTTCTTAAAGACAAGGTATAAGTATGTTAAATTCTTATTATGGAAGGCATCTCCACCTGTCTGTACACCGCTATATACTGGACTGTTATAGGCAATAGCGTATGTAGAATCTGAGTTCCAATCTTTAATACTTTTTGTATTGAACGAGGAGAATGCCCCTTTAATGGTAACTACATCTCCTGACTCAGTTCTTTGTAGAGCTAGTGCCAATATAACATCTTTAGGATCAGGTGTACCACCAGCTACTACTAGTACTCCTGCTGAGTTAGTTACAGAGGTACTACTCCCCAGTACAGTCTCGTCAATAGGCGGCACGTCAGGAGCTATGAATGGGCAAGACACATAAGGTAGTTCTATCTTTGCACCGTCATTAAGTTCATATGTAAAGAAGGCACCTTTAATTGTACGTTTAAGTTTTTGTTGCTGTTCTGTAGGTAGGATTTCATCTTGAAAGCGAGTATCAATAACCAGTACGTCTTTAGAGTACCCCGGCTGCTCTAACGCATTAAATGCACTATCCCAAGCATTGATATTTTTATTATGGAAGTAGTATACTCTACGTTCAGAAGGGTTATATATTGCCCTAGCAGATGCTTTAGATACTTTTGGGATAGATGTGTATAATGTCTCTACTCTATTTTCTGATAAGCTTTTGAATGTAGCTTGTCCTGAAGTGGTAACAAAGATATTAGTCTGAATAGTAGAGCGCCAGATTGTATCCTGCCCGAAGACGAGGAATTCATCATCAATAGCAACCATATTTGCTGGGCCATCAATACCATCTTCAAGGACTAAGTATGATGCAAAGCTAGTAGCTTTAAACACACCATCAGGGCCATTGATTTGCCATATACCTGTATTAGATCCTACAAATATATTTGATCCTAATGTTAAAAGTCTCTTAACCAGACCAGCGCCTTGAATTGATAGTACTCCGCCATCATCATCAACAATAGCAGAATCAGAGGAATCGAATGGATCTGCAAACTGATGGAATTTCTCAAGGTCTTTATCATTGATAACAACTTGCGAGAAGTACACATTATTTGGGTATTTTGGATCTCCACCATACCAAGCTCTCCCTGCGAAAAACTCAACAGTCATTGGAAATGTATCAGTACTTGCTACAGATGTATTTTTATCATATCGAATAATCATAGAGGATGTATAACTTGTAGTATTAGCCCATGCACTAACTCCAGAAGGTACTGCACCGTCATTAAGTATCCAATACTTTTCCCAATCTGTACCTGTTCCCGGCCTATTATCGGCAGTTACTGAAGTATGAGCTAATATACAGTCATAGTATTTACTCGCATAACTTACCCTTGTATTTATAACACTGGCATCTGGATCACGGATAATAACATTTATATATACAATTTCTAAGCTAGTATTATCAGAAGACTGAACTTGCAAATACCCCGGATGGATATGCTTACCGGAGAAGAACAACCTATTACCAGATTGTGCAAACTGCATATTAACGAATTTCTGTTGCGGATCAGCGTGGATAATCCCATCAACAGTTCTTGATATAGTTTGAGTAGGACTGTCGATGTTGCGTAAAGCAGCACTTGTTACATCAAATACCCAAAATTCATTATTAACATCTGCTACAATCTTTTTAACAATATCTCCATTGGGAGCAGTTAGCGTGATATACGTTATAGCAGGGGATTCTTGTTTTAATTCGTCTACTACAGTACTTGTACGAATTGTTTGCAGCATACCTCCAGCATCAGACGAACCTAGAAAGTCAACCCCCCTACGTCTCCGTACCGATCCATTTTGGAATAACTCAACATTTGTACTACCACTCATCATTTCAGATGGCAGCACATTCAATGCAGAAGCTTCTGTATTTAACCCGTCAGTAAAACCAGAGACAGGTAGTTGAAGTTTACGAGTTGCCATTCTTCTTTGGCCTACCTACAGGTTTAGGTGGTAAGGACATTTTCTTAAGGTAGTCGTATAGGTATTTCTCAGCGAATGATCTATGTGTAAATACCCCACTAAGTTTACGCCCCAGATCGGATTTTATCTCATATATCATTTTATTCGGGTTATGGGTAACATACCATCCCGAAGAGTTCGGGAACTCGGTCAAGTCAATAGGTTGTACCATTAGGGAATTATCCTTTGCGTCCTGTTAAAAGTATTTCTCATTGATCTCCTTGGTATTATATTATCTCTAACATCAGGAGTTCTATCAATGAGGATTATGTTTCTAGATAATGCAGCTACAGCATTATCAGCCTCTCGCTTCTCTGCTCCATACCCTTGTGTATCGCCTTTTATCTCTAGCACTGCTTTAGCTATACACCGTTGAGATAATGCTGGATATGCTTGCGAAGGAAGATCAAAGTACTCCCCATCAGCATTTAATCTTGATGTAGGTTGGGTGTATACAATCACATCAGTACTAGCTTTTAGCAATCCCGATGAGTTAGGGTATGAATCGAATACTAACGTAGAATCATCGAAACTAGTAAAATATTGTGGATCTCTATCAGAGTATACCTTTAGATTATTGGATTCTACTATATTACTTTCTGATGTATTTCTAGTTATAGTATAGGCTAAGAACCTTTCAGGTTCCATCCAATAGACTTTACTATCACTATAATAAACTGTAGTAGGATCAATAGCTATAGCATTAGAGGCTAGTGTCATTTCATTCTTGATAGTAGTTACTTCTAGTTTTGAGAAAGTTCGTGTATGCCTCCACCGAAATTTAGAGATTAACTTTTCAAATTCTCTATTAGCAATATTAACACACATACCAGCATCTTCTGTTTCCCCTACTGTAGATACATTTTCGGAGTCAGTAGATACTAGCATATCTTGAACTAGTTCTAATAGAGTTAACTTCATAACCTACCTCAAGATGGGGTTATTTCAAATGTAATAACGGCAGAAACAGTATTAGTAGACCCACCATCAGTGGTTATTTCGATAGCTGCACCTGCTGTAACAGTATTAGCTGCTGAAGGTGTTGCACTATCCACTATACCAGCAGCACTACCTGAAACTGCTACAGTAAGTACCCCGTTAGTTACAGCAACTCCCGCGATCTCAGCCGTTAATATAGCAGCACCACCAGTAGTTGCTCCACTTGTAACACTATAGATTTTAGAAATAGTTCCAGCTACAGGGGTTACAACCCATGCACTACTGGCTGTACTTATATCATCAATTCTTGTAGTTAATACACATCTATTATGATGTGCAGTCCAAGCTCCGCTTCCAGAACCATTAGCTATATATACTTCACCAGTATTTGCCGCCGCTGTACCTTTCGGCTCATGCAAATCTGATCCCGTAAGGGTAGAGTGTTCGACAGACATTGGTTTTTATCTCCTTATAGTATGGGAGAGGAGATTCTCCCCTCCCAACTATAATTTACAGTTTAGCGGCCTTCATTCTCGTATGAGAGTACGAGCTGGAACATACCAACACTAGTACTGCCATCGCGATCAGCCGTGACATGGATAACATCACCTTTATTGAAGCGGCTAGTATCCGTGCAGAGAATCTCTGCGGCACCATACGCTGCAACAGCAGTGTCGTTATCCGTTCCTTTAGCTGCTTCAGTACCAGAACCGATACCAAAATAACCGAGAACATTATCAGAATCAGATTTATTGATAAAGGAAAGTTCCCAACCAACAGACCCATCCATAGCTACTGCACCATTAGCATACTTTAGCATAGAAATTTTACCATTGTCTTCGGCAACAATTTCCCATGTAAAATCTGCGGAAGTAGTAACATCTTTAGTGTATTCTACTACTCCATCTTTTAGGCGGTTAGTTACGCCTACTTGGTCATCCCACGTAATATCCGTAGGAATCTGGGTGCTTGCTAAGTATTCACCAGCACCCGCACCAGCAGCCGATCCAGCAGGAGTTCTTACTTGCGTCATTTTATCCTCCTAATCAGTCTGTAATGACGACAACAAGTGACTCAGGGCGATACAGTTTAATACCGTAGCGCATAGTCACATGATATACGTCAGAACGAGTGTTGTTGTCATACCATGCATCCATATCAGGCATGGCTCTCATTGCTCCGATGAAGGCTTCTTCGCCAAGGAACATGTTAGCTACACCACCAGTGGCGGTTAAAGCACCAGCACCGGGGGCAGTTGCCGTAATGGCCTCTGAAAGAGAGTTATCAAGGAATAACGACTCAAACAGATCAAAACCAGCAAAGCGACCTACATAAGCTGTACCGTTCATACCTTCACGGAGATGAGCGTTAGAACCATATACGTCTTGCTGAATTACATTACTGATCGTCTGCAACTGGTAAGTTACTTCAGGATCAACAAATGCACGGCGGTTTCCTCGCATTACTTTTGCCTTATCCAAAGCAAGTTTAGCTTTTTGGATATCAGCAAGAGCAATTACTCTGGTTGTTCCAGTACCAACGTAGCGATGGTTAATGCCATTGATGGTATTAGGATCAGTAGTAGTCTGGCTTGCTTGTAAATTAGCAATATCAGACTCTTTCTGCTCTAGTAATGCACGGGTTAGTTTTTGCACAAAGTTACTTTCCGCAACACTGACATAGAAACTATCGTGACGGAACTTCTCGGGAATTTTGAAGCCCGACTGATAGTACTTATCAATAGTCAGCGTAAAGTTACCTGTGGTAGGATCATCTAAAGTGACTTGCGCCCCTTCAGAATAGTTTCGCACTGTCATTTCTGACAATGTGGGGATGTTTAGCGTATCGCCATCTGGGAACTCAGTTATCCAACGGACATGAGAATCCAGCATAAGCTCCTCTTGCAAAACATCCTTTACCTCATTAGCCCATACATTTGTACGAACTAGTTGAGAGTTATTAGATGTGTCAAGTGCCATCTTTTTTCTCCATTAGTTTGCAAAGAAGTCAACACCTCTTTCCGCTGCCTTATTAGCCGCTGCTTCTATCTGTAAACGAAACTGTGGACTACTGTAGAGTTTAGGATTCTCTTTCCTAACTTCTCTACATTTTGCCCATGTTAAGTCTCCTTCAAAAGCAACAGGAGGGGCAGCAGAGGCGTCAACACCGGGAGTATTGCTCTGCGGATCTTGTTCTACAGGGACAATACCAGTGATGAATTTAACCATAGAATCTGGGCTGGTCTTACTCAGATCATCAATGACACGTTTTACATTGTCATCTCCGTTTATGGCTTTTGTAACAGCTACCTTTACTTTAGTATCGGAGCCGTACAGTTCTCGGAGTCTATCCATTGATACACCTACATTATTAGCTAATGTAGCTGCGTGTTCTCGTTTGGAAAACTCCTCACCAACGATCTTCGCAACATCGTCCGTTTGAATACGAGGTTCAACCGTAGCTTGTGGTGGGGCAGGGGCTTCTGCACTCTCTTCGATATTGGAACTACGAATTTCGTCCAGAACTTCATTAAGAAGTTCTTTTCCACCTTTGTATTCGTCTAAGTCAGACTTCAACTCGTCAATATGCATATTGGCGTGGTGGTATGCTTTTGCTAGGTCATTAGCAGTTTTATATTTCTTATCGTCACCGACTAGATTGTGGATAAAATCTTCCTCTTTCTGTTCGGCTACAGGCTCTTGTTTTAGGTTGTCACCTTCAACTTGTTCAAGAGCATCGGTCAATGCTTCAGCCATTTTCTATTCCTTTTAATATTTCTAAAAGTCTACGTGCTTCGTATGCCTTACCATCAGCAAACGCTCTCTCTTCTCTATACCCTTGAGTAAATACATTGTCTATGCAATCCTCAAGTAGTATATTACATAGGAAGTCCACCAGTTGCGGGTTGCCCTTGGCTTGGGCTAGGACTGTCTCCCTGTCCTCCTTCCTCGGTAAAAGTCTCTGTACCAGTACCGGACTGATCGCCAACTCCGATTGGTTCTCCTTCTGTCTCCTCTTGGATACTTTGAGCTTCTTCTT